GTAGACATCCCTTATGGTTAGTGACTTGACCCACCCCTTATGTGGTCGCGGGGGGGTGGTTAGGTCTCTGTAGTGGTTTGTTGCCTCTACGGGCGTTACATGACCTGTGAGCGGGTGCTAATGGTGAGTGTAGGTCTCCGGGGATGAGGTGGTCTGCCTGCCAGGGGTCTCCGTGCCTATACCCTTCACCGCATATGTGACAATTGGTTGCTGTGTCTCTGATGAACTTGGCTTGCTTCCTGTATTGAGGGTTGCCATAGCGTTGACGTTTGATTGCGGTGCGCTGAGGGGTTTCTGTTTTCTTCCGGTTCCTGATTGTTTCTATGCGTTTTTTGTGTTCCGGGCATCTGTCTTCCAGGGATAAGGCACCACAGTCTAGGCAGGGTCGCTTGAATCGGTACGAGGGGGTCATATTGTTTTCCGGTGTTGTGGTTTTTGTAGTGGTCTCGGTAGTTGAGTGAACCTGCGATAGTAGCCTGTTGACCGGAGGTGAGGTCTACCGTCTGGTCTGTAACCTATCTTGTATGAGCCGGGAAAGAACTCTAATAGTTGTTGGAAGTTCTTCAGTCTTCCATCGCCTGCGTATTCTTTATCCGTCATGCCACCCTTGACAGCCATTGTCGGTGCTGATGCTTGACCGATGCGCTTGAATGTTAATGTCACATAGCCGTTGTGAAGTAGTTGGAGCGTATAGTCTGCATCCTCGGTTACATCTGGTCGAAACTGTAACCCTGTGTCTGTGCGGAGAAGCATCGCTTGGAACACCATTGAGTTGTAAACCACTGGTGGTTTGTCGTCATAGCCGAAAATGAAGCCCGCGTTACCGATGCCCGATGCACCAATGTTGGAAAACTGAAACGTGGATTGTTCCACGATAGACAGCAGGTGGCGTGGTGTGGTCTTGTGTGCCTTTCCGCCTTGGCGGTAGACGAATGACTTCATATCATCATCGAACTGCCAACAGTACAGATAACCATTCTCATTAGCGTGAGTAATTGCGTAATTTCGTGCGTAGTAAAGCCCCTGGTCATCTTGGTCCATAACCAATAGTTTGTCTTCAGGGTAATACTCTAAATAGTTGTTGTAGTCGTGTGGTTCCACTACAAGCCGGTAGGTCAATCCATCATCGTCAAGAAGTTTTGTTGTCATAGCCACATCAGGTCGGTGACGTGACGGGATGTAAATAGGTGCGATGACCTCTGTTTGCTCGGTGATGCTTTGAATCCGTGACTCGACCTCACCATAGAGCAGTTTGTCTGTGGTCCGGGTTCCAAACATTACAGTTTCCAGACGGTCCCTGTGAATGGTTGTTGTTCCTTCAGTTCGAACACAGCAAGACCAGGGGTTGCGCTTTCTCCGCTTATCTGCCGAAACCAAGTCGAGCCGTTATCAAGTGTTGGTGCGCCAACAATGAATCTGCTGTGACCTTCATCGGTCATGCCCAACTCTGTGACTCGAAGGTGGTGGAAGTGACCATGAACAAGTGTGGTGGCGTGAGATACGGGTTGCCTGCCGAACGCTTGACCCCTGAACCAGTTAGCAATTGCATCTGGTCGCTTCGACTGATGCCCATGCACGATGCCCAGGATGTGATATTGGTCACCGAAAACATCAACAGCAAGCGATTCGTCATCTGGTTGGGGTTCGAGAAAACGCACATTTTTTGCACCGGCTTCATCGGCTAGACGAGCAAGTTGTCTGCCAATAAACACGCCCCAGTCATCCGTTGCCTTGCCGATGGTTTGACCGTTCCTCCGCCATTGGCAATGATTAGAGCCAACAGACGCATAGGTAACCTCTGGTACAACCTCAGCAATTGCCTTTATGGTTCTCCACGCCATTGTGGTTGCCAGGTCAATCTGGTCATGCAAACTCAGGTCATTCGAGTAAACCTGTTGATTGCTTGCCTTGTTGTCGAAGCCCTCAATTGTGTCGCCGAGGTCCACAAAGATGCATTGTGATGGTTTTATTGTTTCGATTTTGTCCATCAGGTCATCGCGCGCTTGGTTCACTCGTGCCACAAGAGCATCAGTCCCACCAAGAACGTCAATCTTGCCGACCTGTAAGTCTGACCAGAGGACAACAAGAGCAGAGGGGTTAGTCTTTCCCGGCTTCTTTTTCTTGTAGTTTTTATCTGCATCCGCCAACAATTTAGGCAGGTCAATCCCTGACTTCTTTTTGCGGAAGGTAAAGCGATATGAGGTAAGCCAGTCACCATCCCAGCGTTGCCACCGACTTGTCCTGACAGGTGGAATAACCTCAATCTCTGTAGGGTCTAACCCTGCATCAACAAGGAACTCATCAAAGTTTTCCGGTTCCTCAGAATAGCCAGGGGTAACAGCATCACCCTCATTGCCGTCAAAGTTCACAGCAGGACGAACCTCGTGCTTAACGCTCACCTTTGGCGCAGGCTGAATGTTTTCTAGCATGAGCAACCCCGCGCTCTGTGCTTGGTAATCGTATTAGCGCCAATACGAATATCCTTGGTCCCGAGCGCTTTTGACAGCCCGTTAGCGCTCCACGTTTCCCAGTCCAGTAAATACTTCACCAGAAGTTGACGGTCTAATTCTTCTAGGTCTTCCAGAATGTCGCGAACCTTACAACTTGGTCTGGTCGTTTGTGGTGTCAGGTCTTCCAGCATCATTACCCCTCTGCAATCCGAGCGTCTGTCTTATCACTGCCAAGACTAATACCCCAGCAAAGAAATAACCGATAGTGGCAGTAATTGCTTCCGCCTGCAAAGACAACAAAATAAGCGTCACAGCGATAGCCGTAATCGTCATATTTGCGAAAACAAATGCCATTAGAAAGGTGCCTCGTCTAATGTGGCTGATGGCCATTGTTCACGAAGTACCGCTTCGCCTTTTGTTCCCTGAATGGATGGTTGCGCGGATGCTGTCACCTCTGGGTCATTGACGTGGAGTGCTGTGTACTTTATTTCTTCACCGGCATCGTTAGTGAAGGTTTCGTCTTTTTTACTGAACTTCCCCGTAACGGTAACAACATCGCCAACATTGACTTTATTGTCTGACCAGACAACCCACTTTTCGGTAATCTGACCACCATCTCGTTTGTTGAAAACGGTTTGCATGCGAAAGCCTTTACCCGATGTCATTACCGAGGTAACCTCCGCATTTTCGATAGTAACCTTTGCCATTAGACTGCCTTTCTTTCAATTTCATCAGTAATTGTGCTTGCTTTTTTTTGTGAAACAAGGTGGTAAGAAGTTTTGTAACTCAGGTTTACCCAGGCTTCTAATTCCTCTTGGTCTACCAAGCGCCTGCCTTTTACTTTTTCTGTTGTAATGTTGCCCAACCGTATCCAACGCCGAATCGTTTCCATTGACACAAGGAAAGAATGGGATGCCTGTAGCAAGGTAATCATTTTGTTGTCATCCAAACCTGTTGGTTCTTGTATTTCCCCGTTGCGTTGAGCCCAGTATCGTCTGGCTTTTTTCTCATGTTGTAATCCTAACCATATTTGGCGCGGATGTGTAGGATGTTCGGTCATAAGTTTTTCAAGGTCATACATGACTTTCGTGACTCCAACCCATTTTCAATTGAAACCTTTTGCCATATGTGATAAACACAAGGTCCCGAATATACAAAACATTGAAAAACGGTTTGCTTTGACTGTCTACAAGAATTGTGTTTTCCTGGTGTGTAAACCCCTGAAGACTATAAGATTTTGCAATTTCTTTCAGACCATCGTCTGTGTGGTACATCATCGCCAAAGAAAGGTGGTCATGTTCCCCCAGCCTTTCAAGCCATTCGTCAATCGGTTCTTTATCTTGCGGGAAGACAAATAGTTTTTTTGTGTCGTCAATACAGATGTTGCACATGGTTTTCCTTTCGTTAGTGTCCGAACTCGCCGGGTCTACATTCCCAATGCTCACCAAGGTTGTGCATCTTCAGAACCCAGGCACGAGCATCAGGCAGTTCTGCTTTCTTTTCACCAGGCTTGGCTTCCCTGTTTGGGTAGGCTTCATCTTCCCAACCCTCACGATTCAACCATGTTGCAGGATGTGGAACATATTGTGTGGGTGGCAGGTTTGGGTCATTGCGAAGACGAAGAACACCAGACAAAGCATGTGCCCTTGCTTCATCATCCAATTGGTCAAACGATTTTCTGGCAGATGCCTTGCCCGCCTTGCGTGGATACAACTCCCAAAATTGGTCAAACGTAGTTGTGTTTGTGTTCTTTTCTTTAGTCTTTTTTTCTTTAGTCTTCTTATGTAGGCGATTGTCCGGTGTCGGATTTTCCGATGTCGGATTTTCAACGAACGGCTCTCCGGGGCTAACGGTGAACCAAAGCATCTCACCAAACTGCCCGTTGTCACTTTTTGTTTGGACCCGCTTCAGATAACCTGCCGTTTCCAAGTCCTGTATAGCAGATGCAATCGTGTGGTAGCCACAGTTGTTTGCTTTGGCAAGCGAAGAGATTGTCATCTTCCAGCCAGGCGCATGAGATAGCAGTTGCGTAAGCAAACCTTTTGATTTTAGTGACAGTCTGGGGTCTCGAACCCAACTGTTTGGTATCTGAGTGAACTCCCGCTTCTCGAAGTCAAGTTGACTCCTGATTATTGGCATTTGTTTCCCTTCGTAGGTTAGTCACATCATAACCATCACCCAGTAAAGCCCACAATCCTTGTAAGGGCAACCATATTGGTGTTGTCTTTGGGTCTTGACCGCTTCTCAGCTTCCAGCCATTCTCGCGACCCGTTTCCGCAATATCGGCATTGGACTCAAGCAGGTTATTCATTGCCGAACACAAAACGATAATGTTGCTCGGCACATCCCGAACTTTTGAGCCACCCATTCCTCGGTTCAGCCGATGATGTGGGGCAACAGACTCCGTTTCGCCACAGTGAATACAACCCCCATCCCTGTCCAAGTACTTTTGGAACTGCTTAGGGGTCATAGCATCGTCTCTGCCGGAGGTTCTATCATTTCTTGTAGTGTGATGATAGACCTTGCTTTTCCCCTCTCAGTTTGGATTTTCCGGACAGTCAGTTCTATAACCTGCACATCATCCTCATAGGCTTCTTTGTTCAAGGCATCAAGAACCAGTTTTGCCATGTTGTCGAGGTCTCTCCGTCTTCGATTTCCGTTGTAAAACGTGATGTCTACCGACAATTGGTTATGAAAAGGTTGTTCGCCAGTAGCCCGCCAACAATCTCGAACCATACGCTCAGCCTCAATCGTTTCTTTTGGCGTAAAAGTTCCCCGCTGTGTTACCCTCGGTCTTTGTTTAGACCTGGGTTCGCCAGGAACCTCAAAACGAACAACCTTTTCCGGGGTGACCCCGTTTGTTGGGTCTAGGATTGTCCCCACTCCAATCTCAGCAACGGACTCAAAGAGCGACCAATCTCTAACCTGTCCCGCAAGGCGCGCAACTTATCCCTGCAAGCGCGAACCTGCTGTTCAGCCAACTCATACTCCAGGCTGAGCGACTCGGTTTTCAAGTCTGCGGTGAACCTGCGAATATCCATTGACCCCTCGGTTGTCAGAAACGATTTTGCCCTTGCCTTTGTGTAAGCAGACTGAGCAAGAACGCAAGTCCGGTCAAGGTCTTCCAGTTCTTTAGTTTTCTTGTCAATCTCGCGACCAATATTTGTCAGGTTTTCCATTACCTGAAGCGGGGTCAGGCTACTGTTCATTAGGTTTGTAGCCTTTCTTGTCAAACTTTCTGCCACCTATAATCTGACCAGCCTCCCTGTAATACCAACCTATAAGAATTCCCAGCGAATCGGGGTCCTTAGAGTTGTACCGCTCGTGGATGTCACCCGAACCAGTCAGGTGTTGAGCAAACTTGACTGCATCGTCAGCGGTTTGGAGTAGTTTCAGGTCGCGTTGCTTCATGCTATTGCCTTCTTTCTTTTTGTGATGAAAGCATTTACGTTCTGAGAAAAACCACCCTCAAGCGCTTCTTCCCACAATGCTTTTAGTTCTTCGTGAGACACAGAAGCATCAACCCTTTTCATGAACTCGTCCGGAACAGGGTTCGCCTTTACCTTAGACATTTCGGTCTGGCTGGGTCGTTTCCGTTTTGCGTAATCTGCGTTAGCCAGCGCCCTGCCAATCGCCGAGGTTTCTGCATTTTCCAGAGCAGCAGTTTTGTTGGGACCAGGAGTACCTTCAATCTCAAAAGCCAATCCGGTTGCTTTAGGGCAATTAGCGTGTTGGTCTTCATGGTTCTCGAATATCATTGCCCGAACAATAAAGTAGCCTCTTGCTCGGTCCTCGTCATTGCTCAGTTCGTAAGCAACAATTCGCCCATCTGGGTGGTCCTCATAGAAAGCCCTAATGCGGTCTTCTACAAGTTCGTAGTCGTCAAGGTTGAAATTAGGCATTTTGGTTTTCCCCTTCGTTTATTTTTATGTTTTGGATTAGTATTGCGTCATCATGGTCGCTATTTGTAAGCGCCCAAAATATAGTGTGTAAAGCATGACTTTCGTTACCAGAATAAACTCGACCCGTGACAACAAAGTCGCGGAAAGCCATTTCTGAGTCAGACATTTTTTAGTTCCCTTCGTATTGTTTCCCGAACCCACCGACCAGCGGTGACCTCTTTGCTTTGTGCCAGGCGTTTCAGTTCTGACATTTCTCTGTGTGACAACCGAACACTAAGTTTGTGCTCAAGAAGTTCGGCTGACTCTCTGGGTCTACCCATTTTGGCTGTTTCGCTCATTTTGTACCTCTTTCCATATTTTGTTTGCTGTTTTGACGAGTTCGCCAATATGTTCGTTGTCTCGCTTTACCCTCAAGGTTTTAGGCTCAAACCAACCAGGAATAAAGCCGTGTTCGCCTTCCACCCTAAGCATCCAAGCAAAAATGCAATTATGCGTATCTGTCACATACATTTGCCATTGAATCTGCCTCATGTAGCCAACAGGGACCTCGCCATCAAAGTCTTTCCCCGTTGTCTTTATCTCGCTAATGAGCAGGTGGTCAAGCGACAAGCCATCAGGCGTTGCCCTATGGTGAGGGTTTTCCGCATGAGCAATCGTCCAATCGTTCGGCATTACACCAAACGCATCTTTCAACCACATAGCAATCGGGTATTCTTGCTCTCGCCCGAACCTCATATAAGCATTATCGGTAATGTTGGACCCGAACAATTTGGTTTGAATTACCTTTTTGTGACCGGCGGGTGTGCGAGCATGAGCAACCTCGGTTGCCGATACGCCGTGTTCCCGTATTTCCAGCCAAGCATCCTCGTCAGCATTTTTGCTCACAAGAAACTGGTCCGGGCGCATCATACTGTCCCGCAATCATAGTCCCGGTAATTACATCCGGCACAAAGCAGGGCCATGCAACCATCATGGTTTTGGTCACAGTCATGCCAGTAGGTGTTTACCCCACCGCAGTTATTGCAACCCACTTTTCCCCTGGTCTCGCTCATGCTGATACCCACACCATCATCCGCCTGCCAGACGGAGACAGACGAAAGGTTCCGTCATGGATAACCAGACCCCGCTCGACAAGTTCTGCCCTGCGTGACCGGATGCCAGACTCGGATGCCTGGGGCGCAATACCAATCTCAAACGCCAGCCCGTAAGCCAACAACAGTTCGGCATCACACATCGCGGTCTCAAGCAGACCGAGGATACTTTTTTGTGTCTCGGTAATGTTTTCTACCGAATCACCGGCATCATGGCTGGTCTGAGGGTCTGTTGCCCTTGCCCTAGCCATCAGGCATCCTCGGCTTCATATTGCCGAGTAATAAGGTCAACCCTCATTGTCTCTGTCATCAGTTCTTCCACCAGTTTCCGGGCTTCCTTGAGCGTAAGGCGAAGCATTGTTCCGCCATCTGCCAAATAAAACCGACCTTCTGTGTGCTTGATAGTGAGGTCTGTTCGTCTTGGGTCTGGGTCTCTTGTTACATCAAACATTTTTATTTCCCTTCGCTATTTTTTGAAACAATAACAACAGCCACCGACAAGGCAACAAACGCGATAAGCGATAAGCCGTTGAATGGTGCCGATGGGAACAACCAAGCGGTTGAAACCATTAGCGCTACGGCAAAAACAAGTAAAGCAACTACTGTTCTCATGACATCCACGCAACCAAAATGG